AAATGATAGAAATCATACACACCTTTTCAATCTATTTTCACAGACCCATCACTAGTTTCCATTTAGCCGAAGGCCCAGGGGGATTCATTGAAGCCTTATTACAACAAAGAAATAATACAAATGATAAATACATTGGAATGACATTGTTGGATGAAAACTCAGACACGAATATTCCGGCTTGGAAGAAAAGTCAACATTTCCTTGATTCCAATCCAAATGTAGTCTTGGAAAATGGTTTAGACGGAACGGGTGATATTTTGAAATTGGAAAATTTTGAATATGTTGCTAAAAAATACGAATCATCGATGGATATTGTTACAGCGGACGGGGGTTTCGACTTTTCATTTGATTTCAATCAACAAGAAATAGTAATATCCAAATTATTGTTTGCTCAAGTGGCGTATGCTTTGTGTATTCAAAAACAAGGAGGGACATTTGTATTAAAAGTGTTTGACTGTTTCATGCATCATACAGTAGATTTATTGTATTTGTTGGCATCATTTTACGAAAAAACTCATATTATAAAGCCGAAGACGAGTCGTTACGCAAATTCCGAGAAATATATAGTATGTACTGGATTCATTTATGATTCACATTCCGATTTTTATTCATACATATATTATTGTTTCTTACAAATGACTCGCTCAGAGAATAATAACTGTTGTAGGTTTTTCAAAAGTCCTCTTCCTTTATATTTCATTCAAAAAGTAGAAGAATATAATTCGATTTTTGGTCAAACACAATTGAAAAATATCAACTATACTATTTCTCTTATGTCGAATAAAATGAAACAAGAGAAAATCAACAACTTAATAAAAAGCAATATTCAAAAATCCATTCAATGGTGTATTGTGAATAAAGTCCCATATTCACACGTCGCTACAAATCCATTTATTAATAACGATAAATATAGTTCTTTTTCACACATACAGAACCATCTGGCTTAATCACTGGGACAGCAGTATTTTCATAACCAGTTTGCTGTTTGAGACTATAAGGAGTTTCTGATACTCCATAAGCCATAGCATTAGCAGTTCCTTGTCCATATACATTCTTCATTGAATAAGCAACATCATTAATCGTGTTGTATTTTCTACGGTGAATGCGAGTGCTACTGTCCACAGCTCCTTGAACAGCAAATCCCGGATTGCTTGGCTTGTAATACAAACGAACATAATTTTGAGTAATTTCTGGACGCATTTGTGAGTAATTGGAACCCGACCCATATTGACCGGGCAGTGCTCCCAATAATTTCGAGAATTGATTGTCCAAAATAATAATAAAGGTATTAGCACCGGGGGCATTATAAGGAACTGATGTTAACCAAGTTGTAGTAGGTGGAACGGTATAAGATGGGGCGGGATATGTCGTCTGTAAAACATCCGGTGTCGCATACAATATCACTTGTTCAGTAATATTATTGTATGAGATGTTCATTAAAAACACTTTTTCACCCGCACTGTCGATGTAATAATGTTCATTTTGAGCCATTTGATTTCGGAATACTTGATTCAAACTTTCCACGTTGTATTTTCCATCAGGAATAAATACATCGTATGTCACGCCATCAAGCCACAAATATTGGAAATGATTGTTGTTGTGTGAAGCAGAAATTTCGGGTTGATAACAATGACTGAGACCAGCAGGGGAATAAATATTGGATTTTGATAGTCCAGTTCCGGGTTCAACACCAGAATTACCTTTTCGAATATAATTATATTCATTTTGTTTGATAGTTCTGTTTCGACTTACTAAATATTGTTTCGTGCTTGTGTAATATTGGTCATTGTTTTTGTGAACATTGAATTTTTTAGGAATCATACCGGAGCTACGGACACGTCTTCGGGCATTGGCCTCGGGCGAAAAAATACACGAATCTTCACAGGCAGGTGGGTTTTCGGCACTAAGTGTTGTCTCATCAATATGGAGCGTATTGACTAAACCATTACCTGCGTGTTGATATGGTGATTCGGATATGTGTGTGGAACCGGGCATATTCAAGCTATCAATTCTGGTCGAAGTTCTATTATTACAAGTTTCGGAGGGCTTACTGGCAATTTCACGACGGTATAGTTTGAGAGGTTGCGGTTGCATTAACTGATGAATCTCCATATTTGATTGTGTGTTTGTATTTTTCTGAAGACTTGCCACTACTTGATCTAGTGTTTTTCCTTTCCAAGAAGTATATGGAATTTTATTCATATTCAATAGTGCAGACATTTATATATATTTCTTATAATATAAATAAATAGATTAATTTATTAATGTTTAAATCATATAAAATTATAACAATTATATTTTTAGAATGAAATTGCTATTAAATCAAAAACAACTAAAACCACAAGGTGTATTCTTCTCAGACAGAAAAATGAATATGGTAATGGAAGGCCGGTTTTCAAAAATAATCTATTCTGATACATATTTCTCTTTAAACGGCATTTTTGTAACATTTCCTCTAAAGGTCAAACAAATTTGTAAAAACATCATATATTTCGATAATAAGACAAATCAAGAGTTATTGTGTGACCTTTGTAAATTGGAAGAACAATTACTAAATGATTATGCTTCCTATTTCAATATTGAAAGTAAATCTAAACAAACAACCTTCAAAAATATTCTTTTATGTGGACAACTGAAATTTTACAAAGAAACAAACGAAAGATACAACCCTCACGACCAATACAAACAAACTACTTATAAATACTATGAAACTCCAACCACGAAAAGCAATTATTATGTTAAAATATCGGGAATTTGGGAAACTCCTCTTCAATATGGAATCACATACAAAATTATCGAATATTGAACATCGAATATTGATTATTGTATGATTTAATATAAAGATTATAATGCTACTACTATTAACATTATCATCTCATTAATATGCCCATACCCAAAATACTCCATCAGATATGGATCGGTCCTAAACCTCCTCCAATCGATTTAATGAACTCATGGAAACATAAAAACCCCCATCTAGAATACATCTTCTGGAATGAACAAGAAATTAAACGGCGAAATATTACTTTCAAATGTCAAAAACAAATATCTGCCATCAAGGAAATCAATGGAGCAGCAGATATCATTCGGTGGGAAATCCTACAAAATTATGGTGGAATATTTGTTGATGCTGATTCCATCTGTATCGAACCATTCGATGATTCCTTTTTTCAAAGAACTGGATTCTCCACCTTCGAAAACAAAAATATACGACAAGACCTCATCGCCACCGGAACAATGGGATTCATTCCGAATCACCCACTTGTTACCGACATTGTCGAATCCATCGCAAAAGGACAACACGATGAATCCATCGAAAAATATCGGGCGTGGGTATCTGTTGGACCTGCCTTATTAACTAACTTTCTAAACACCGGAAAATATAAAGACATAACCATTTACCCCAGTCATTATTTCTTACCTATCCATTTTACCGGCATCACCTACGAAGGTCACAAAAAAGTATATGGATACCAAGAATGGGGAACTGCTAAACAATCTTATGACACTATGAATTCGGTTGTGTTGCCAGATTCTTTATTGAATCCTTCTCGCTGGGTTAGTGTAATGGTCACTAGTTATAATACACATAAACATCACATACATGAATGTTTGGAGTCCATAAGGAGTCAAAATGGACACTTCGGTATAGAACTAGTTTGGATTAATGATGGCTCCGATGAAAAACATACACAAGAACTCGAGAACAAACTTCAATGGTTCGAAAAAAACTCGCGTTTTGTCAAAATTGTTTACCATAAACATTTCCCAAACTCTGGAACCGCGTTCTCAAACAATATTGGTATTTTGAAATGCTCGAATGAACTCATTTTCAAAATGGATTCTGACGATATTATGGTATCTGACCGTTTAAAAAACCAAATCCATTTTATGGACCAAAATCCCAATATTCAAGTGTGTGGGACAAATATGAAAATTTTCAAAAATACGGCTCAAGTGAAAGAATGTATAAAAGAAACACATCACCACGATGAAATTGACTGGGCATATATCACACAGAATAAACCATCATGGTTTGCGAATCACCCGACATTATGCTACCGCAGAACCGCCGTTTTATCCGTAGGCAACTATAATGTGTATGATCCTCGCGTCAAACTCATACAAGAAGATTACGATTTAGAATTAAGATTAATAAACAAATATGGAAAATTAGTCAACTTACCTCAGTGCTTATTGCTATATCGTTTACACGATGGACAACTTACCAAAGACTTCCAGAGCGACTCCGAAGAAAATGCCGTCATACGCAACCAATTGATTGAAAACATCGGTCAGTATTTGTCTAGTGGTTAACGAATAAACATACCCATACGTGCTCTTGGACGTGTGCGTTTGAACGGTATTGCCCCTCTACGCATATCGTGGGTTTGTGTTTGAGCTTTGTTTTCTTCCGTTTTTGTTACAAACGAATTTACATTCAAGAAATTCGTGGATTCATCATACACATACTTCAAATTCTTGATTGTATTAATACCGTCAACGCTTTTCTTTGTTTTATTCTCTTGTTCGTATTTGTCGAATTCTCCGCGATTTACTAGACGTGTAAGACCGTCTTTCATCTGTAAAATATTTTTGTCCATTATTGGATAATATTGTGAACGGTCTATGTGAAGTTTTGCCTTCAACACACGGTCTTGTAATACATTGTCTTCGTATCCCCACGCCCAATAATTCGCATACCCATTTACTTTCTCGAAATCGCTACACCTAATGGATACAATACCACCGAGTGTAAATGTATATCCATAAAAGTGCTTCACTATTCCTTCGTTTGTTTCGTAATTCAAAAAATTCTTTGTCATTGGCATTGTATCCACGTCGTTGAATACTAGCGTAATATTCTTGTATGACTCTGGGTATTGCTGTTTTACATACAAAAATCCTATGTTCTTCATAGCACCTCGGTTGAAACTTCGTGTGTCATTCTGATGAACATAGATGATTCTGTAACTATATTCACTGTAGTCTTCCATTATCTTTTTCATATGGTCCACGAAAAATTTCAATTGTTGTTCACGGTCTCTATATGGAACAATAAACACTAATTTAGGTGTTGGAAGCTTTTTGATTTCTTCACGGGCAAATTCATTTTCCATAGGTTTAATAATGTCTTCTTCGTCACTGGATTCTTTGTCGGAATATATCTCGTGTATAGGGAGGTTCTGTGACACATCTTCACACACAATATAAATGTTTTCTGTGGTTTGTTCACCTCCGGAAATGTCTTCGATGACTTCACCGGATATGTCTTCGATGACTTCACCGGAAATGTCTTCGATGAACTCACCGGATATGTCTTCGATGAACTCGCCGGAAATGTCTTCGATGACTTCACCGGATATTCCTTGTGATGGATGTGGTTTCTTTTTGTGGCGATGTTTTACACCACCATGATGTTTTTTGTCATACTTCTTATGCTTTGCCTTTGTAGGCTCACTTGTCGAACTTTCCGGATGTTCCATTAAAAAATTCTATAATATTAAAAACATTTTAATTTTGAAAACCAAACTATTTTACGCATATTTGACTAAAATACAATTCGGAATCAATGATTCTTTCATTATTTCCATTTTTTTATAACACTTATTAATTGTCACTTCACTCACACCACAAATATTCTTAATATCCGTCTTGGATATGCTCAAAGAGCACACCATTGCGATGAAATATACAATTCCCGCAGCAACTGCTTGAGGTGTATTATCACTAATCATACTATTTTCCTCTATTTTACGGGCAACAAACACCGATAATGTTGTAAGTTCTGGTGTCATATTCAATTTACTACAATACCTTTCAATGAAGGATATGGGTGTAGTCGCACACAGTTCATTTTTGCTTTCATTATCGTTATTTCGTTCGATATTATTCAATATGTTGACTGCCATTGAACATCCATTGGTGGCACTTGTTTTGTCTAGTTTGAATATTTTAGCGATTTCATGAGGAGTTCGAGGACATCCATTTAGGCGACACGATAAATATATAGAGGCGGATTTAATGCCATCCCGATTCATTCCTCGGAACATTTTTTGTTCAGATATATCTTTGTGAATCACCATGGCGTAATCGATGAATATTTTAGGAATACCCGCATTTTGGGCCATCGTTGTGATAAACTGGAATTCATCATAAAGGGCCTTTTCTTTGTAGGGCATCGATTGCCACTCAGTCCATTTGCGGATTTTTTTCATTTGATAAGACGATTTGCTATTACACAATACTTTTACACCGTATGATGATTCAACTAAAAGGGGATTGATTGGGTTACCACATCGTGTAGGATCTGATGAATGCCTGTCTTCTGAATTATGGAAACGCCATTCTGGAGAATAATCGAGAGTATCTTTGTATATGATCCCACAGTTGACATTTGTGCACGTGGGAAACCCATCTTCCATAATCATTAATATAGAATTACACGACGCACATAAACCATCTTCGTGGTTTTCATTGGGTTTGTCATACACAATAATTGGTTCGTCTTCGGGTTTAGGCGATTTTTCATTGTCGAATATATCCCATAATTTACACTTTTCTGCGTTTGATAACAAAACCTTGTTCTTCTTGGTTTTCTTGTTATCCATGTTTATAGTAGGAAAACCTTTCGTCTTTGAATTTTGAACGAATTGTGACATTATTATGAATATATCATTTTTCATAATTATGTAATCAATTTTTTATTATATCGATGTATTTATATAAGAAAATATGAGTGATCCTAGTACCGCACAATTAATAATAGATTTTAATGAAAAATACATTAAAGACTTTTTAAAAGGAAAAGGAAATAAAGTAGATTATCCTGAATATACTGGTCCACGAAAAAAGAATAAGAATGGAAATGAAAATACATATGAATTGATATTTGATCCAAATGATTACCCGAACTACTATAGAAATAAATATACTGGTTCAGGTAAAATTATAGTATATGACCAAAACTTAACGACCCTTTTGAAAAGATTGCATGAATTGTGTCACAATGTATATAACAAAAAATTTATAGATCAAGTAACTGTTAAAAAGATTAGTTTTACTGAAAGTGATCCGCTTTTATCCGACGCAAAATGGACACACGAAGATGTATCAGAAATAGATAACCCCATGAATACTTCGAAAGGTGGTAAGCGTAAGACCCGCCGTGGAAGAAGGAAGTCCAACAGAAAGTCCAAGAAGAACACAAAGAGACGCACTCGTAAGCATTAAGAAAATGTTACTTTCTTTTCGATTTTATCCAGCATATCTTGGTCATACACTAAATTGCCAGTAGGTTTGTATGATTTAATCGATGTATATTGTTTTTGTTCTTTTTCTTTTTCCTTTTCTTTTTCTTTTTGAATATTTAGCAATCGAGCGTTTGGATCGTGAGATTCGATTTCTTCCGCATCTTCCGATTTATCAATAATATTTCCGCGTTCATCTACTACAATACCGGTCTTCTTTTTGAACTCATTACGGGCATACGTAGGTATCCAATTTTCCCAACTGATGAAGAGTGTATTTGGATGTAAATATTTCACATAAAATCCGTTGTCTTCTAATTTAGCGATTAAATAGCCCAAACAATCTCCTTGATCGTAATTCGGTTCTCCGAATAAATATTCGGGAACGGTGAACCAAATGTGTTTTTCATTCTTTTTCGTCCGACCAGTTATTTGAATTCTTTTATGGATTCTATTTAGTAATTTATTGAATATACTAATTTGTTTGAGGTCCCGCTGATGTTTTTTTTCATACAAATCATCTATACTTATTTTATTGTTGGCCTCTTCCTCATCAACATACAATAAACACGACATATATACACAAATTATATTTATTTCCTTGATTTTTGACTAAATTATTTTAGCACTATATTATATATTTTTCTAAAATGAAAGGTGGAGGATTATGTCCAGATTTATCATTTAATCATCAAGGAACGACATTTACTCCTTATCGATGGGGTTCAGATGGTGAAACAAACATGGGATTTGCTATGCTCGTGGGTACAGGTGGATGTGGATTCTTTATTGAAGTTGGCACACCAGCTGAAGGGGAAACTCCAAGAAACGACTATTTTATTGATCTTGAAAAAGTCGAAGGTCAAGATCCTAATGAAAAGAAAAAACTCAAAATCACCAAAGTTGCAGAACAAAACAGCATTTCAAAAACAATTCAAAAGATATCGTCTGAACAAAATGAAAAACTTATTGTAGAAACAGAAGATCCAATTGAGACACTTAAGACTGTTTTGGGGGGAGATTATAAATTTAATGTTCTTGCATACGATGAATCTAACGGAGTCTTGAAGTATGCTTCTTTCGGTCAACCTGAACCCGTAACTGAAGCACCAGCACCTGTAGTTAAAACACCTGAAGCACCTGTAGTTGAAGCACCAAAAGCATCAGTAGTAAAAGAAATCACTCAATTGGTTTCCACAGAAAATGAAAAGGGTGTAAATGTATTAAAATCTATAGGCCATGTAGTTATAAAAGATGTAAATCCTGAAAGAGTAAAGGAAGAGAGGAATAAAGGTTCTGAAAGGCTTCATAGAAGTAACATACAGAATGTATTATGTAAAAAAATATCAGAAGGGCTAAATAATGACCCTGATTTGACAAAAGAATTCAATAAAACAGAAGCTGATGCAGACCTTGAAATAACACAAAATGAATTAAAAGTACAAAAGCAAGAAGCAGGATGGAATTCATTTAGTGGATTAAAAACCCGTTTCAACAAAAATTTAAATGAGTACAATAAAAATTGGGGGAACTTCAAAAATATCTTTGGTATGACCGATTCTACATTGACAGCAGAAAATGGTATAACTGGTCCATTTCAAGAGATGTACAAAAATTTAAATAATTTTGAAACCAACATGAACCAAGAATTTTATGACCATCTACCGAATAGCAAAGAAGAGTTTGAAAATGTTGCTTTTGATGAAAGGATGACAACAAATGCTGAATTCGACGAGGTCCTAGTCAAAGAACTACAAAACCCCACATCTCTAAATACAGACAAAATATACAATTTAGTATTTGCTATCAATAAAATACTAATAGACATAAATAAAAAATTAATAAAATATACCAAAAATTATACATTAGTTAACGAGGCAGGCATTGGTAGAACTTCTGAGAAAAAATTAAAACCTAAAATGATGGGGATGTTACGAAATTCGATTGATCAAAACGCAATTGCAAAAGACTTGAATCCCAATTTTCCCCAATTAATTCTTAAAACATACAATTCATCCGGAGAAATTGCTAGGTCCAAATTATATAATGATAGTGAAGATATGCAAAAAACATTAAAAAAACAATTTGCTTTGGGAAGAAAAAATTTTGGAAAAAGTGTTCGTAGCACATCTCTTAGTGATATTACAAAGAACAGAGGAATCTTGAAAGGTATTAGTTCATCAATGAACTCCGCGTTGCAAAAAGGTCAACAAATGGCTAAGACTATGAAAATTCATAGACAAATTCCCGGAACAACTGGTGGAAAGAGAAAGACCCGCAAGAACAAGGCAAGAAAGACCCGCAGAAAGGTCCAAAGAAAGAGAAGACAATCCAAGAAGCATTAAATTTGCCAAATAAAACATATAAATCCATATTTACAATCATATTAAATATGGACACATCAAACAATAATATCGAGCACATTGTCATTTCCGGTGGAGGTATTTGGGGTTTATACGCTTACGGTGCCTTCAAGCAATGTTGCGAATTAGGTTTCATACAACCATCCAACATCAAATCCTTTTATGGAACCTCGGTTGGGACCATCATCTCCGTGATGCTCTCTTTGAAAATCGACTTTGAAACCATCGACGCTTATTTGATTAAACGACCTTGGTTCGATGTTCTTCAAAACGCCATGTATAATCCCATCCAAATTTTGGAAAACAATGGAATCTTACACAAACGATTTTTTTATGATATATTCGCACCACTCTTCAAAAGCCTCGATTTAGACCCCCATCTGACATTACACGACTTGTATGAATACACTCATACAGAACTCTATTTGTATACCACCGAAATGAACTCATATAAACTCGTCGAAATCTCCCATCATAGCCACGCCGATTGGACTGTCATAGATGCCGTATATGCTTCGTGTGCGATCCCTTTCATTTTTCCACCGTTTCTCAAAAACGACGAATGTTATTTAGACGGCGGGATTTTACTCAATTTTCCCATTTCTAAATGCGTCAAAAGAGTCGACGATCGAAATACTATATTAGGTATTTCCATCGGAAATTATCAGCCAAATACCACACCCATTACTGAAAGCACTCATATATTCAATTATTCATTCCTATTATTCGAAAAAATATTCAAAAAAGCAATATTCACAAATGATATCGACACTGAAATCAAACACAAAATCACTATGAACTATACTAATCTAGATGATGTGTTTGATATTAGTGGTAATCAAAGTCTGTCGGAAGAAAACCAAGCAAACGTTTTAGACCTATTCGAAATCATCGCCAAATCTCAAACCCTCCGCACAAGAATCATACAAAAAGGCATGGATGAGGCCTCACGCTATTTAGAAACGTGGTTACACACTGTTGACGAACTTGGATAAAGCAACTTGTGTGATTTTAGCATCGAAATCCACCACAATGTCGTCTTTCTTAAGTTTAATGGTAGGGTATGCGTCAATGTCATACAACTTAATCAATTCAGTGGTCTTCATGGTTGTGGGTTTAATTCCTGTTTGAACTGGGTTGTTAGGGTCACTGTTGTCCAATTCTACTACTTCTTCCCCGTTATCATCGGTGCAATTAATATCGTAGCATTTTACCACATTATTTCCAATGGTCGAATTGTTGAAGTTTCTTTTGAATTGGTCCCATTCAGGTTTAGCGGTTTTACAATGCGGGCACCAGTCTACAAAGAAGAAGAAAATATCGATGGTGCCTTTGCGGTTATTTGCGTTGGCAACATCTTCGAATTTGGCATTCTTTCGCTTGCTTTTGTAGGTGTTTTGATAAATGTAATAGGCAATGACGGAAAACAGAATGAGGGCCAATGCGGCAATAATATAATATTGATAAGGTCTTAATAAATCGCTAATGACTTTTCCAAAACTGGGCATTATATAGTATGTGAAGATATTTAGAATGACAGAAAAATACGAATTTTGTCTGAGACGGTTCCAAATATATTTTCCGGAAGTTTTATTTCCTACAAATTATATATGAGTATAGAATGAAAAATAAAACATCAAAATCGAATAATAAAACTAGAAAAAAGAAATTGCCTCGTAAGATATTTTCCGAAAACGATTATAGTAGTAACGATGGTATGTTGACATCTGTGTGGGGTCCTAGTATGTGGCATTATTTACACACTATGAGCTTCAATTATCCGACGAAGCCGAGTTGTAGAGACAAACGTCATTATAGGGATTTTATGTTGAGTTTGAAGTATGTATTGCCGTGTGGTAAGTGTAGGAAAAACCTCTGTAAAAACTTCGAGAAACTTCCGCTAAATAATTCAGCATTGAAATCGCGGGAGACATTTTCGCGTTATGTGTATGATTTACACGAGACCATTAATACGATGTTGGATAAGAAGTCGGGATTATCGTATGACGATGTTCGAGAACGCTATGAGCATTTCCGTTCAAGGTGCACGAAAAGTTTGAAAGAAATGAAGAGAGTCAAACGGTTATTGAAGAAGACATTGCGAAGTAAGGAAGGAGAAAAGGGTTGTGTGGAGCCTTTATATGGTGAAAAATCGAAATGTGTATTAAAAGTGGTTCCTCAAACAGAAAAATGCGAATCTTTAGAAATAGACGATAAATGTATGAAACAAAAATAAAAAATCATATTTGTTATATATATAACAATATAACAAATGGACATAGAAAAGGATAATGAAACTCAAACACAAACATCACCACCATTGATAGTAGAAAACGAGACATTTTTCAAAAAGGATATTGAAGAAAAATCAGTGCCGTTTTGGTTTGAGAATCCCAACATATTGTTTCAGAAGGATTATATGTTTGAATTCTTTCCAGTGGAGGATATGACATATTATCAAAAACTGAATGCCATTACACGAACAGTATTGATTCTTACAATATTGACCTTTGCTTATGGTAAAAGTTTCCGAATATTAGTGGTGGGTATTGTCACCCTTTTTGGTATTTACTGTTTGTATTTCTTCAAAATTCAGGAAGAAAAAAGAGAACAAGAAAAAATGGAAATGAAATTACAAGAGAATTTCGAGAACCCAGCTTTAGCCGTTTTAGACAATTATGATACAAATCCAGCGATTTTTGATGAATCAAAGGCCACGAATCCACTTTCGAATGTTTTGTTGACGGACTATGGAGATGCTGCAAACAAGAAGCCGGCTATGCCGGCATTCACAGAGAGTAACTCGGAAACCATTTTGGAAAATGCTAAACAGATGGTGGCTCAGGCCAATCCGGGTCAGCCCGATATTTCCGACAAGTTATTCAAGGATTTAGGAGATCAATTTGTTTTTGAACAATCCTTGAAACCATTTCACTCTACACCCAGCACTACTATTCCAAATGACCAAGCAGCATTTGCTGATTTTTGTTACGGTAGTATGGTATCGTGTAAAGAGGGCAATTTGTTTGCTTGTGCGAGAAATTTAGATCGTCATACAAATTAGACGAAAATAATTATCTTGTTGTATCATATAGAAAAAATGTCCACATTACATAGCTATGTTTTTAATAATATGAGTGGTTTAAGATCGGATATGGTGGATCAAACACAAGTGAATGTTCAAAACACTAAATTCGGTTCTTATTCCGTCTCCAACTATTTTAGTGATAGTGCTTCCAATTCTCAGGTTCAATTCGCAACACAACACCACGGAATTATGTTCGGTAATGGTGTTGGAGGTATTTCTGCTAATGTTGTGGATTACGAATCGGCTCTTTTGAATAAAGTTGGTTCTGAAAGACCTTTAGAAAAACTTCAACTTCACCAAAGACCTTTCATTACCGTCCCTTACTTGGGCCGTGGCTGTGGTGATCCTACACTTGAATCTCAACTTCAGCAAGGTGAGAACATTTCTGATAAGAAGAGTGTATCGACCATCATGGACAAGCCTTATTGCGATCCTCAAAAGTATCCTTTAAGAGATGATTTGAAATCATACATCAACAATCCTTCCAATTCTATTGAAGAACTTGCTTTCGATGGATGGAGACGTGGTGGTGTGTCTGCCCGTGAAATGACAATGGAGCAAAAGAACGAGTTCAGACCCAACACTTCTTTCTAAGTTTCTTGACAAACTATATAAAAATACGCTGATGGATATTTTTATATGGACTCTCACACATATTATAATGACAATGCTTCTTATCGCCAGTTTTTGAGAACCTTCTTCAATATGGATGTTTCGAACATAGAAAAAGATGACGATGACGACGACGAATCTTTTGACGAAATCTTATTTGACAATGATGCTT